TTTACTATCAGAGTCGCCAGAAGATGGCATTACGTTATCAGTAACCTCTAAACGACCATTAACTTTCGCTGATGTTTTAATATCAAATAAAGTACTACTTGAAATTAGATATGTTGTATTTCCAGCCCTATTTCTAAAATTAATAACATCATTATCCAACACCATATGATTTGCATCTGTTCCAAACTTTGCATAACCCTCATTATTTGAAACTCTCATAAAAACTGGTGTGTTTACACCTTCCTTAATATGTAACCTGTCATCTGGACTTGTATCATTCCCAATACAAACAGCACCTTGAGCATCAATAACCATTCTTGTTGAGTTACCTGTTTTAAATATCATGTCTGCGCCTTCAACTGCTACAAACTGAAAATTACCTGTTCCTCTATGTATAAGCTCACTAATTGCATTAGTACCACCATTACCTCGTACTAATCTAAGTCCATAATCTGTGTAATTAGTATCACCAACTAAATCAATGTAAGCTGATCTAGAACTGCCTTGACCACCAGTACCAACTTCTAATCTACTATCGTTAGAACCGTTTTGTATTCTAAAAGTACCAGTAATATCTAAAGTAAATGCTGGATCGACTTGATTTATACCTATTTCACCTGTAGATTCAATAGTTAACCTATCTTGGCTATTTGTAGTAAATCTAATTTCATTTGATGCTGGTCTATATAATCCATTAGCTGGTTTGGTTGTTCCTGTGACATTTACTCTTGCTGCTTGTACTTGCGCACTAGCGTTTATATTAACTCCACTTACTGTTGAGTTAACATCTCCAGTAGCGGTAATATTTTTAGCCTCAACATTTATAAATTTATGAGTGCCACTATTACCTTCCAACCTTTCCCAACCATTATTAGCTGCATTTCTACGTTGAAAATATTTGTCAGTTGCGTTCCATCTAATAGACTTTGCACCCCAATTATTTGAATTATCTGCTGGCAAGCCTGTTACAGTTAAATCAGTTGAATATAAAGAACCTACAACCTCATCTCTTTCTTTTAGCTCAGTTATAAAAGCTGTATATGTGCTTGTTAAAGCTGGTTTTGTAAAGTCTGGCATTTAAACTCCTCTTACAGTATAGTCTACAACTGTATTTGCTGTCGGGAAAGTTCCAGTTGTAGTGAATACAAATATTTTAAATCCATCTTGAGGATTCGCAGCATCTTCAAAATCATAAATAGCATATTTAGCATCGCTAGTTGATCCTTGTATTGATAACTGAAGTGAATCTACGTCTATAAAACTATCTGTTGATCCAGCAAAAAATTGAACACTAACTCCATTAGAACCCCCAGCAGCACTACCCAAAATTGTTACTCTACCTTGATCTGTTTTTCGTTTTAAAAATAGTTTTACACGACTACTATTAACTTTTATTAAGTCATTATTATTAGCACCAGTAAACTCATATTTAATTTTTATAAATCTAAAATCTTGTCCAAGAACATTTATTCTTTGACCATTATTACTTCCCTTATCTACATAAGTGCCTTGGCCTCCAGAACCATTATCAGGTGCTATTTCTAACTTTGTTACCACATCATAACCTTCATTTACAGTTTCACTATCAACTAATCCAAGACTAGCTTCTATTCTAGTAGAGTCGATATCTGCACCTGTATCTATGATTTCTTGAAAACTTCCTGTGTTTTCACTAGGTAAAGCATAGACAGTAGAACCACCATATCTGCCAAAAGTAATAGGCGAACCAGTACTGTTGTTAAATCCATTGTCATTGGTGTCATCATCATTTGGGTCAAAATGTTGTTTCCAAGTTCTTGTAGGACTTATACAAAAGAATAACCCTCCATCATCAAAAAATCCATTAACAGATGTAATTCCGCTACCAGTTAAAGCACTTTGAAAATCTTGTTTTAAAACAAAATCAGGTGGTTCATTTACTTCAGCGTTTGTAACTTCTTGCGCTCCTTCATTTCCAGCAGTATTAACAGGTTTTATAAAATAGTTAAATTGACCGCCAACCGACTCAAATACTGTTGTAAAAGTTCCTAATTTTTGCCCGACTAAAGCACTTGCTGATACATTATTTTTATATATATTGTAATGTTTGATTGGTAATTGATTAGGTGATATAACACTTTCTTTCCACCTAAGTAAAACATTATTATCAATAACTTCATTTGTGAAATTTGTTACTTTTGTTGGTAAAGCAACTGTAAAGTCAACATTATTTAATAATCCATCATTTCCATTTATATCAACAGCACGAACAAAATATCTTTGTGTTGCATCTTGCCAAATAACTTCTTCAGCTATTGCTGTTCCATTTTGTTGGAAATCTGCATCTCCAATAGCACTTTCAGCAGTACCAGCATTTTCTCTATAAATCTTATAAAAAGCTATTGGTAAGCCATTGATTTTATCATCAACAGTAGCAACAGGTACTTCATTCCAACTTACAAATGCACTAACACCTTTAATAACAGCAGTTAAACCTGTAGGTACTGGAGGGGGGCTAACAGATACATCAGGATAATTAACAATTCCAGTACGACCAACATTACCAAGAGTATTATTAACATCTCTAGCAGCAATAAAAAATCTTCTAGGATTAGATGTATTTATAAAAGTTGGAGATAAAGGATTACTGTCAGGTTCAAATAAATAACTTTCTGAGTTTGTTACATCTATATCTACAGCAAGTCCAAAATTAGTATTACCTGTACCACTAGCTTTTATGACGTAATCTTTTATTTTTGTAGCTCCTTCTGCGGGTTTTACCCAAGAAAGTCTTATTTTTGATCCCTCGTAGGCATATGAAATGTTTGGTGCTGCTGCTTTTGCAAACTCAGCTAAAAGCTCTCTATCAATACTTTCTCTATCTGTAATGTCTCTAGCTCTAACTTTAAATGTTTGATCTGTAGACCATGTAACAGGAATAGTAAGAGTTGTTGAATTTGTAGTTGCTATTAAGGTTGCTCCTTGTCTTACTTCATATTCTTTAATTGCAAATCTATTTCCATCAACAACAGAAGCACTCCATTTTAAAATATAATTATCATCTTGAAAAGATCCAGTTAATGACGATGGACGATTTGGACTTTGAAAACTTAACGTAGTAGATCGTGCGTTTACACTTACATTTCCATCGTCATCAACAGCTTTTATTTGAAATGTTTTATTATTAACTGTGGGAGATGGCAAAGTAGGAACATTAATTGATGTAGCTTTAAATTCTCCTAAAAGAACACCGCTACCATAAGTTCCTTCATATATGATATAACCCCGAATATCAAGATCAGCAAAATTAGGATATGTCGCTACTATAGGTGTCCATGATAAAACAATTCCTATATGAGGGTCTAATGATGCAGAAAAATCTGAACTTACTTGAGATGGTTTTGCATTTTTACCAACAACAGAGAAGTTGTTTTTAACTAAAGGGCTATGAGATTTTTTTCCAGATCCACTTATACTTCTTACTCTTAAATCAAATTTAGCACTACCTACAGATGAGCTTACGTTTATATCATCTATTGAAAAAGAAGGATCTTGAGTTTCAACAGTTATAAATCCACCTTTATCTTTTCTGTATTTAAGTTCATAACGATTTACACCTAAAACTGGTTTCCAAGCAATTAATAGTCTTACTTTGACTTGATTTTTGTCTTTATATAGTTGCTCAATTGGATATACAGTTCCTCCAGAGTCAGTAGCCCAATCTGATGGACTTGCTGGTACTAAATCTAAATTTGTAAAATCTCTATGTTCAAGAACTTCATTTTGTTCAACTGCTGCATATTTACTTTCATTATGCAAAACAGCAGTAACAGTATATTGAAAATCATCTTGCTCTTCTATCGCTACGACTTTATATAATTGTGATTGTATTTGCGAGCTACTGCCAGTAGTTTCAATAACCCAAAAAGAACCAACATTTGGATCAGTATTTTGAAAAGTGTCAGTATAAACAGGATTAGGTTGTCTTGTATTATCTAAAAATGGTTTATTGCCACTTGAGTCATTTATTTTCTTTTGAAATCTATTAACTACAGTTATGGTTTTATTTGTAGTGTTAATACCATTACCAGTTATTGGCCTTTTACTTATTTGACCATCAGGAAGAATTACAGTTAAATGCCCTGCAAGACCACTTAAATTTGGAAGATCAATTATGTTATCAATACCAACAACACTATTATTATTAACAGTTGAAATAGAAGTAATTTGTCCACCTCTCCTGACACCTGACTTTACCTCATCCATTATTTCAATAATTTGACCAGGCGTAATTAAAGCTCCAGCTTGAATAGTAGTTGTAAACGATACAACATCAGTTTCAGTTGCAAGTGTGGTTAAAAACCATTTTCCAAGTCTTCTAGCTTGATGCCTTGAAGTGACCCCAAAACTATTTATATTTTTAGTAATTGCACCGTACTTAAGTAGACCATCGTTGTCAATTACTTGCTCATACGCTGCATCTCTTAGTTCAATATCAAAATATTTAACAACTATTACTGTTGCTCTAGTCTTTGAACTACTTCCAGAATATGAAAAACCTTCTGGAGTTACATTTGCATTTGTAAATTGATATGTTGGATCTAACCCTGCCCTGTCTTGTATAAGACTAAAACTTCCAGACATATATAAAGGCATTGCTCTAAAAACAGAACAAAGACTATTAACCACTTTAAAAACGTCTTGTCTTGTTTGAATATTTACATTTAAACTAAATCTTGGTTCAGTTATGGTTTGAATTACACCATTACCTAACCTGTCTTGAAAAGTAACAACTTCTGAGCAATATACGGAAGCTGCGTAAAAGCTATAAATATCTAATTCATTAGCACTTATAAAATCACCACATCCATATCTTTGACTTGTTAAAAGATCGTATAAACACCAGGCTGGATCTGTAGTCCATTGTGCTGCTCCAAGTGTTCCATTAAAAACGTAATTATCAGGATATTCTATTCTTCCGTTATTTGAATCAACTGTTACCCCAGTTGGAATTTTTACTTTAATTCCTTTTATTAAATATGACCGTTTAGGTACTGAGTTAAATTGTTCTGCATTTATCCTAAGACCTATTAATGCACAATCTGGATAATTAAATCTTCTTCCAAAAGTAACATTGCCTGATCCATTTCTATTTTGTGTGTGTTGCGTTGTAAAAATTCTATCTGTAACGACAGAAGCAACTGTCATCCTTCTGTTATTTGTACCCCCAGTAAATTCGCAACCAATACTATCGCCAACTTCTAAATTATGATTAGCACTTGTTGTTATTGTTATTGTAGTTCCAGCGTGTGTATAAGTTCCAGATTGATTTGCTCCTTGTTCTTTGATTAAAGTATGAGATGTAACAAAAAATTTACTTGTGTGACTAATAAATGTATCAGAATTAGGATTACCATCTTCATCATCTGAATCCATAAAAGTTGTATCTGTATCTGATGTTCTTTTTACTTTAAATGCAACTGGAAATTGATTTTCTGCTAATCCACTTAAATCAAACTCATATTGTTTTTGATAAAGATCAGCAGTTCTTCCTGAAATAGTTTGTTCATCAAGAATATTTACAAAACTTCCATTAGCTAAACTTCGTTGAAACCTAAATTTAAATTCAGTTCCTAAAGTATCTCCATTATTTTTTATTTTCTGTAAAGTTGGAACACTTATTAAAAAAATAACAGAATCAACACTTGAATCAGTAATAGTAAATGTCTGTCCAGCTTCGGTTTTTGGAACTTCAACGCCACTTTGCGGATTCGCAATTATATTTGCTGCTTGTACAAAACCAGATAAAACTGTCTGATTTGAAGTACCACTTCTTGTTTTTATAATTACGTCATCGAAATTTGCAGTTCCATCATTATTTTCTAAAGGTGTGTTATCTAAAAATATTGATTTATTTCCGTCAACTAAACCTTCAATTTCTCCTTCACTTAAAAGATCAACTATACGACCAAAGGATCTACTATTTAAAGAATCTGGATCTGTAGATGGTGTTCGAGAACCACCGCCGCCACCTTTACCACCACCACCAGAACCAGCAATAAATTTATCAGTCATGCTTCTACATCAATAGTTTCAATTTTTGTTGAAATTGGAATAGATCCGACCAAAGTTTTTCCATATACAATTGGAATCGCAGTTCCAGATCTGGCGGTCTGTTGCACTCCACTAAATGAAAAAGATTTTATAGGATCGGATTCATCATCTGGAAGTTCTGGAGTTGGAGTTAAAAGACCAACAACACCACTAATAACTAATAAAATTCCAATATTTCCTCCTAAAGCAGCAAGACTAAATGAACCAGAAGCAGTAGCAAATCCTCCCGCAATTCCTTGTGGACCCAGGCCAAATCCAACGGCAGGATTAAGTATTGCTAATCCTATCAATGCAAAACCAGCTATAATTTTTCCAATATTTCCAGAACCAGCTACAACAGGAATTATTTTTATATCTAAACCGCCACTTGGAAAATCTAATAATTCTTCATCAATATTATATTCTCCCATATATACTTGATAATTTTGATTAGACATATGTTTTTCTAATCCAACAAAATTTGCTTTTAAAAACCTTATAGCATCTATTGGTTGATTAATAACAGCTTCAAATTGATTCTGACCACCACAAAAATCTGCAAGCTCTCCATAAACTTTTAACTTACTTAACATACCGCAACCTCTTTCCAGTACATTTTACAAGCCATTCCCCATAGAAATCCTTTGAACTTAGTCTACCTTCTATATGATGTAAAACCATCTGTTGTGGCAATAAAAATATACCAACATGATTTAAACCTGTACTATTAATTGCAAATAGTAGACTGTCATTATGTTTTAATTCTTCATCAGGCTCTAATTCTCTAAAACCTGTATCTTTAAAACATTTATCAAAATAAGGATTTAATCTAAAACTTTCTGGATCTGTAGGTCTTTTCCAATCTCGTAATTTTATTCCTACTGATTCATAATAATCTTTTACAAGCGTCCAACAATCATGCA